CATAACTTGATCAGGATTCCCACCGCGCTCTCTAATAGACTGCTGTGTTGATCTACGACCTGCACGCTCACCTCTATCAAGCGCTTTCTCTTCTTTGTCTGGATCTATCCAAACCATTGCAGGACCACGGCACTCACAGTCATAAAGTGTGTTTAAATCCAATTCAGCAGGTATTTTTAATTGACCTGACAATATTGCTAAATCAATCATTCGATTATTAACGGGTACTGTATGTTTGTTTGCGAAGAAACGAGTTAAACCCTGATAGCTAATGTATCCCTCTACCAGCTCTTGACGCTGCGCCGAATATGTTCCGTCATACTTTTTACTAACAGCACTAAATGTAGCTCTAGCCGCTGAAACAGCGCTTCGAGTCATTGTGTCTCTAAAGCCCTCTAAAAGTGAGGATGGTCTATTACTATCAATTGTACCCACATCTTCGCCCGGCATAAGATTATCGAATATAACGCCGGGCTTAACCTTAAATGCACGATCACCTCCATTAGAACCATCAGATGGTGCTACATAATCATCATGTGTGCCTTTACGAATATAAGCACACATAGCCGCCGCAATCCTTGCTGCAACACGTTCTGACTCTTCGTAATCTTTGATATCTTCTAGGCGTGTCATTATCGGCGCAAATATAGATACGCCACGCGCTTGCTTAAACCGCTTTACGATTTTAACGTGAACTATCTTGTCTGCAGGTACACGCTTAGTCGTATTTGCGTAGACTGAAAAGAAGTCATCGCCGGGATGCTCTTTTAAAACATGGTATGCAAGAGGTCGCCCCCACGCGTTACGCTCTACACCTTGTGTTATTTTGTTTTCACCTTGCTTGCCGTCTTTATCCATCGGAACAAGATCAGCTTCTATCAACTCTACTGAGTATGGCACTCGTGTTTGATGATCTAAGTCTGCGCGCTTACCCTCAACGTGCTGCAGAAAGTATTCGCCATCCCTACATAAAGCCCTAAACGCTAATCGCTCGACTTCAACGCCGTCCAATTCGCCTGTTACTTCTGGTTTACGCATCCAATCTTTGCGTAATTCAGCGATTTGCTTAGCAAATTCTTTATTAATTTTCCCGTCTTTGTTTTTAGGAATTGGCTCTAAGCTAATTCCGTTAGGGCCGATCACGTTATCAACTAGAGTTGAAATAATGCTTTCTGCTAAATCATAGTTCTGCTCAAGTTGACGAGCATAACCACGTATACGACTACCGGCACGCTGAGTTAAAGCATCACCACTTCTATTATCGGGTGCGTTTTTACGAAGTCTAGATGGTTGCGCTGATTCATACGCAGCTAATACCCTTCTGGCGCCTTCACGCTTTACGGCTGCTCTTGGTGAAAAGTAAGCAATCGCCTTATCAAGAAAATTCATTATCGAAAATCCGCTACGCTATACAAGCTTGAGCCGCCAACGCTTCTTGATTTTTCTGCATTAACTTTTTGCTCCCACTCCTTGCGCCCAGCGCGTATTTCAGAAAGGCTTTCACGAGTCAGAGTCTGACCATTTAATGTCGCACTCTTTCCTTCTAGCACCTTTTTCTCAGCGTCTACATACAACGCAAGCATATCGGTCGCTATACTCATATCCAATCATCACCTTTATTTACCCATTCAGTCTCAACGGTTTTTTGTTGAGGTTTTGGAGTTTCTTGTTTTGGTTTTTCAAGTTTTAAACCCATGTGTTGCTGCAGTATGCGAACACCCGCAAATGACATTGAGCTGCAATCCCAAGGCTCGTTACGCCTACCTTTTGCATCCCACACATAACGTTTTTGGCCTTGCACCCATTTAGGAACACGTTCCTCTGCGGTTAATTGCTTGAAGTATTCACCGTCAAACTTTTCACTAACAGGGAAATGCCAATAACCCATGCCCGGCGACATTATTTGAAGTCGCTGAAACATAAGGTCTTTTGCTGTGTCTGTACCGATAATCGTTAAGTAAACGCCGTTTGAGTTGCGCTTTCTTGGAAAGCTCACAACTGGCTTGCCGTAAACACTAGAACCTTTTGTTGGGATCAAAAAGCGAACACCCATGCGTTTACTAAACTTGTTTACTTCGTCAGAGTAATGACCGCCGTGGTCTTGGCAAGCAATGCGCAAATCCATTATTTCGCCGTTTTCTTTTTTGTATTTCTGCCTAAGCTGCTCTGCTAGCCTATCCCATATTTCGACCCTAGATGGATCGCCATAGAGCCTTATGTAGTCGATACTCCAACGTTCCTCGCCTTCACCCCAAGCATCAATCTGTATCTCGAAACGGTCATCTTGAGTATCAATACCAGCCGTTAGAACAACGGCCTCATTGGGTATGGCCTTGTAATGCTCACGGCGTTCAAATAGTTGCGATTCAGCAATCTTTTCGTTTTCGTCTTCTTCCCATGTCTCACCAAGAGTTGTATTAACGAATGTCTTTAACCGGCCTCTATCGTTTTTTGCAGATAGGAACTCACGCACAATCTGTCCCCATGAGGTCATAGGGCTGTAAGCCGTCCAAATATAAAAAGCTACTGAAAGCGGCGTTGGGATAATCTCGTTACTGCTATTCCTAAAAATGCCGTTTTCATCTACCCATTCACCATTGCGGGTTTTGTATCGGCCTTTTGCATAAACATCAAGATACTGGTCTTGCGTCATTAACGCACCGCATTCACCACAAAGATGAGCTGCAGTGTTTGGATCATCATCAACCCACTTCATGCCGTAAGTGGAGTCTTTAGCTCCCCACTTAATCTCTATTTCTTCACCGCAATGGATGCAAGGCACAAAGAAGTAAAAACTCTTTTCAGCCTGTTGCGCCCTCATTTCAATCAATGAGTCGTTTTTAATTTTAGGTGTTGATCCTAAAATGACCTTTGGAAAGGTTGAGCCTTCAACACGCTTAGAGGCCAGTGTTACCGGATCGCCCTCTTTCTCAATGTCTTTATCGAAACCATCAAGCTCATCAAGATAAACAGTATCTACTGAAATACGCCTGTAGTTTTTAGCAGCCTTACCGCCACGCATAAACAAGGAAGCACCTAGGAAGGTTTTCTGCCTTAATGTATTGCCTTTTGCTTTCTTATTGTATGAAGGGAAAATATCCTGCAATACAGGTATATCCCTAATCATGGGCTCAATCTCAGTTTTTACAAACTCGTCAGCATCATCATCAACAGGTTGCCAAACAGCCTGATTGCGTTTTTTATGCTCGGCAAAATACCCCATTGCCGCCAAGATAATTTTAGTGAAACCAACACGCGCCGACTTCATAAAAACAACTTCGCGTATATCGTCATTGGATATACTATCCATCACAGCACGTTGAAACGGTAGCGTCTCCCACTTACCCTCAACGTATGATGATTCCGATGACAAATAAAAGTTCGTTTCAGCCCATTCAGACAACCTCATTGGGGCAGGCTTTTCTAGTGCTTTTAGCCCAAGCGATATTTGCTTTTTAATTATTGTCGAGCTGGTTGTTATATTCATCTACATCAACAGTTACTTTCGCCGCCGCATTTTGAGCAGTAACAATCTCTCGCTTAATTAAATCAACCTGTGTTGATGTAAGCGTTGGGATTCTTCGTTTAACTTTTAGCGGTATTGAATCAAGAACAGATGAAACCTGCGCACTTACCTTATTTAATGTCCAGCCAATTAACGCAACTGGTGCCAGTTCGCCGCGTAACTGCTCTTCCTTTAATTCCTTTAATCGCGTATCAACTCGCAGATTTAGTGCGCGCTCACGGTTAATATCAATATCTTCTTCTGTGTCGCCTGAGTTATCAGCTCTTTTAGCCATCGCCCGAAGGTAAGATATATATGACTTTGTGCAGGCTTCTAAATCGTACCCACCATTCCCTTTAGCGCTAGGAATAATGCCATTCTTGATTAATCGCTGTACCTGCCTAACGGATAGATCAATATGCTCTGCAACTTCTACTTGCGTTGCCATACAAACCCTTTTTTATGACACGACACGCTATTTGAAAAAATTGTCATAAATAGTGAATCACTGAGGTGCTCATTACCCGTGTACACAAACCGCCAGAAAGTACCTTTTTTATTTAGCAGTAGCGATTGCATAACGCATAGCCTTCCTGAATGATGATGCGTAATACCTGCCGACCTCTTTAGTTGCTACACCATAGAAGTCAAATCGCTTCTTGTACTTGGGCTGCTTAACGAAGATTAATACTGGCTTCCACTTGTTGCGTTGTACCGACCAGATACCCCGCGTACCACCAACTTCACCAACAATAAACTTTAGCGTGCGTTGTGCCTGTGGTGTGTTGGCTTTGTAACCTTGCTCACCAAACCCACCAATGTTTGAAAGTATCTTATTCATCGTGCCGCGTGGAATATTTCCGTAACGGTCTAGCCTTAACGCCCTACTTGGAACAATAAACTCATCCTTACGAAGAATACCTTTACGTCTTAAAGACTTCTCACTTGCTTTAGCTGGTCTTGCGCCACCATCAATGTGATGACGTATTGCATCATCCACTTGGTCTTTAAATGGGTTCTTGCCAAACCCGTTCTTAAAACCCAGTTGAGCAGTTTGTTTACTGTTGGCTTTAATATCTTTCTTAGATACTCGGCGTATACGTAGTGACTTAAGTATGAATGGCGTTGGTCTATCAAATACGCTTTTCATTTTGCGTTGCACTGCCTGCTTACCGTGCTTAGCTACTTCATTAAGAGTTAGCGATAATGCAAAAGGTATTTGCTTTTGATGCATCTTATCTACATCAGCAATTAACTTCTTTAACTCGGATTTAATACCAATCACAGCTAACCACTCTCAGTTAAGGATAAATTCCTCTAAGATCTTTCACTCTTCTTAACTTCAAGCTTGTAGTGCTTATGCTTGTAGTACCAATTAACTAGAAAGGTGCCCAGAAGCGTTGCAGCGCCAACAGCTTGCATCCAGTCAACTTGTGCTAAAAAACCAAACAAAGCTGCACTACCTCCTGTTGTGTAAGCTGTTGCTGAGGCTTTAGCTGCTGTTGCGGCTACTGTCTCTGCTACCTGATTAATTTCTGCCATTTTTCCTTTCACGCAATAAAAAACCCCACTGCACATTTCTGTGAGTGAGGCCGTGTTATTTGTGTGTCGGC